TCTTGAATCTCACAATACAATAACATATACTAACGCATAATAAAGGTTGAATAAATATGGATCACACAGATGGGTTTAAAATGGTAGAGGTAAAATTTCAAGGAGAGTCCTATAACGCATTTTACAAGGTTACTAGAAAGGGAGTAATAATCGTTGAAACAAGAAAAGATATTCCTATCAAACCTTATGATCACATAATGGTCGGTGTAGATAAAGTTGTAGTGCAAAAGGTTTCAGTTTTAAAAGATAGATGTGAAATTACTTGTGAAGCAATAGCTTCAAGTGATATAGTCAAAGCTAATAAAACTTTAAAGAAACTTAAAAAAACACAAACAACTGAAAAGGAAACCGATGGCGAATCAGTATAAAGGCGAAATCAAAGGTAGTCTAGGAGATAAAGAAAGAACTTTTAGACTTACCTTTGAGAATATAGTTAATATAGAAAGCAGAACAGGAAAACCCATAATGGATATTGCTAACAATTTAGCATTAAATAAATATTCAATGAAAGATTTGGTTATAGTTCTACATGAAGCACTTCAAGGTGCTGGTGGTAAATATGTTCAATCATCAGTAGGAGATATGGTTATACAAACAGGTATAATTAAAGTTGGTGCTTTAGCAGGAGAAGTATTAGGAACTATATTTACTGGCGAAAAAAAAGATGACGATTCCCCTTTAGTACAGGGGGAGAACGAGCAGACAAATACCCAATCCAGCAATACCTAGAAATAGGTCTTGGTGTATTAGGATTCTCCCCTGATGTATTTTGGGGTTTATCAATTACAGAATTTATTTCAGCACTTAATGGATATAAACTATCCAAGGGTGGCAACATAAACGAACCAACTCAAAGACAACAAATGGAAGAACTAATGCGACAGTTCCCAGATTAATATTATGGCATCAAATTTAGCAACAATAAGAGTAGAACTTATAGCAAATGCACAGAAGTTTAAATCTAATGTAGATAAGGCATCTACTGGTTTAAAGAAGCTAGACAAATCAACAGTTAAAACTTCTAAATTTTCTAAAAAGTTATCAGATAGATTAAGAGATACAGCTGGTTCTATTGCGGCAGTACAAGGTCCACTTGGTCCAGTAGCTGGTAGAATTAGTTCTATTGGTGCTTTATTAGGTAGAGTAAATCCTTTAGTTTTACTTATGACTGCGGCATTCGTTGGTGTTGGTTTAGCAGTAACAAAATTTGCTAGAGCAGGTGCACAAGCTGAATCACAATTTTTAAAATTAGAAGCATTATTAAAAGCAACTGGTAATGCGGCACAACAAACTGGTACTGATATTGAAGCTATGGCTAGAGAAATTGGTATCGGAACATTAGCCAGTGTACAAGGTGCAAGAGATGCGGCAGGAGTTTTATTAACATTTAAATCAATAGCTGGTTCAACATTTAAAGATACTTTAAAACTAACACAAGACCTTGCGGCAGTAGGTTTTGGAAGCATGAAAACTGCGGCACTTCAATTAGGTAAAGCATTAGAAGATCCTGAAACTGGTTTATCAGCTTTGCGTAGAGTTGGTGTATCTTTTACTGAACAACAAAAAGATCAGATTAAAGTTCTTGCTATGACTGGAAGACAGTTTGAAGCGCAATCACTTATTATACAAACACTTAAAGAACAAGTAGGTGGAGCAGGAGAGGGTGCGGCAGGTGGATTAGCAGGTGCTTATGATACATTAAAAGAAAATATGGCTTTGTTTTTTGAAAATAATGCTTTCGGTGCATTAATTGTATCAAAACTTACTGATGGCTTAAATAAAATGAATACTTCACTTGCTGGAACATTAAGGCAAGTAAAAGAATTACCTGACAATGAAAAAGAATTAAATGAAGTAAGACAAGAAACTCTTAAAATAATTCATCAAGAAATTGATGATTTACACACAATGATAGCAAGAAAAGAAAAATTAGGAATATTAGATGCTAAAGAATTTACTTTACTTACTAAACAAATAATTCAGAAAAAATTTGATATAAAATTAAATAGTAAAATATTAGAAGATATAAAAGCAAAAACAAAAGCATTAGATGAAGAAATACCTATTATTAATAAAGCTGATGAAATTAGAAAAAAATCTAATAAAAAACAATTAAGAGCTTTAGATGATGAAGTTAAAATGGCTCTTGCTGGTAGTGATAAAAAAAGATTTGTTATTGAACAAGAAAATAAATTAAGAGATTCATTGATAAGTAAATTAGGAGATAGCAAAGAAGCTATGGAAGCAATTAATACTATACTTGATCAACAATCAGGTAAATTTGAACATCAAGCAGAAGTTATGGTTAAGTTTAGAGAAGAACTTGAACAAGTAGATCAAATAGCAACAGGTGTAGCAAATGAAATTAGTAAAGTAGGAGATACTATTGTTGATGCTTTTTTAAGAGGTAAAGCAGGTGCATTAGACTTTAAAAATATTTTAAGAGAATTAATTATAAGTATCCAAAAAACAATTATACAAACATTAATTTTAGATCAAGTAAATAAATTTGTTAAGAATACTATAACTGGAATATTTGCACCGACTGCACCTAAATTAAATACAGGTTCTGTACCATCACACCCAACAAGACAATTAATGGCAGGTGGAGGAACAGTACAACAAGGTAATCCAACAATAGTTGGAGAAAGAGGTCCAGAGTTATTTGTTCCTAATAGTTCAGGTGCTATTAAAAATAATGCCGATACAAAACAAATGGTCGGAGGAGGTGGCGGAATAAATGTTACTCAAAATTTAAACTTTGCTGTTGGTGTAACCAATACAGTTAGAGCAGAAGTTATGAATATGCTTCCAGCTATTCAACAATCAACAGTCCAAGCAGTTGCAGAAGCCAAGCAACGAGGCGGAAAATTTAGCAAGGCATTCGGTAGTTAATCATGGCAGTATTTACACCATCATATCCTTTGACTTTACCAACAGCCACAGGAATTGTAACACAGAACTGGGGTTTGAATAGAGTTGTAGCTGTTACTGAATCTCCTTTTACTTTACAACAACAAACTTTTGAACATGAGGGTTCACAGTGGAGATGTACTATGACATTACCACCTATGAAAAAAGATAAAGCATCAATATGGTTGGCTTTCTTTATGTCATTAAGAGGAAGACGAGGAACTTTTAAATTAGGCGATCAAGATAGAAAGACTATTCAAGGAACTGCAACAGGAACAGTAAGAGTTAATGGTGCAAGTCAAACAGGCAATCAAGTTGCTTTAGATGGTTTTACTGCAAGTCGTGCCAATGTATTTAAGGCAGGGGATTATATACAAATAAATTCCTATGTTTATATGGTTATTGAAGATGTAAGTGCCAATGGTTCAGGAGAAGCCAATGTTAAGGTAGAACCAGCATTAAGATCAGGAATAGAAACAATTAATAATGATGATACAGTAGTTTATACTAATACAACAACAATAATGAGATTAGATTCAAACGAGTTTAATTGGGATACAGATAAAGTAAGCAATTATGGAATATCGTTTGCTTGTAGTGAGGTGTTATAATGAACTTTGCAGACCTTTTAAAAAAAAATTTTATATTTATACCAGTAGTCGCTTCAATAGTAGTTGGGGGATTTACTTCTGTTAAGTATGTTTTAAATTTAACAACAACTATCAATGAAAGTAAAGTTACCATTATAAAATTAGAAAGCGAATTAAAAATAGCACAAAAAGAATTAACAGATATGAATACAAGATTAACCTCTGCTGAATCAACTTGGCAGATGGCAGAAAATTTATATAGACAATTAGCTGATCAAGTTAGAGAACACAGCTATGATATTAAGGATTTAAACAGATAAGGATTTATGAATAATGGAGATTGCCAAGATGAACTATTACTTTACAGGATTATTGATTGTTTTGATGGTGCTATTAGCATTATTTGTGAAACCAGCACACGCAAGAAACGAATATCTTAACGAGTATGGTGTAAGATGTGGAGAAGTAGATTTTAGAGTAGAACAAAGGGATCAAGATTATAATTACAGTGATAGCAATACTAACGAACAACAAAATTTTAGTATAACCTTTAGAAAATATTTAGGTACAGATTGCAAAACATCAAAAGAAAATGTAGCAATTAAACAACAACTAGAATTAATGAAAATGTGTGGTAGAGTAAATAGTAATCCAAGTTTAGCACATAATGAAAACTTTAGATTATTAGTATCAAAATGTAGAGGTGTATCCCCTGCAAGAGATACTACTAGACCAGAAGATGATAAAAGTCATTGGGATAATTTAAAAGATGATTTTAAAAAAGAAAATCCAGATGTTGAAATAATGGGAGATAAAATTTTATTACCACCTAAAGATTATAAAATGCCAGTACCAGAATGAGTAGAAGTATAAGAAAAATTATAGTAAGATTAAGAATGTTTTATGCAGACATAAGAGGTCATCATGGCAAAAGATGGGATTATGAACCTGGAGATTATTATATGGGAATGAACAAAAAGAAAAGAAAATGAAAGTAAGTGAAAACACAAATATACAATTACCATTAAGAAATTTAATTTCTATTATTATTGCAGTAGCAGTAGCAGTCTGGGCATACTTTGGAATTATTGAAAGACTTAATACCATTGAAACTAATGGTAAGTTA